CCAATACAATCCCTCTGTGGGTCTAAAATACATTTGTCATCCAATGGCGCACCGCCTTTCACTCAGAATAGAGTTCCCACGCCTGCCCGTACTCCTCCGGGGAGTATACGGTATCACTCAGGCACTTATATGTATTGCCGTCGGTATAGACCATACACTCCCCGGCGTGGTACATGTCTGTGGTGCCATACTGGGGCTGCACCCAGGGCCGTGCCGTCTCCGGGGATTTGCCGTGCAGCGGCCGCCAGAAGTTGGCCCAGGTCTGGGGGGTGTCCGGGGTGATGTCCGGGTAAGTGTCGTTGTCGTGGTCCTGGTGGCACTCCCAGGACTGGCCGCCGTGGTTGCGGATCGCTCCCACGGAGAATCTGCCGGGCGCCCAGTCCTCATAGAGGCCGCTGGCCCGGATGCGCTGGTCGTCGGTCTCCACGCTCTTGCCGTTGGCCAGCATCTGCGAGAAGTAGATGGCACTGGTCAGCGCCGCATACAAATCAGCCATTGCCCAAATCCCCCTTGTACAGATTCAATCCGTCAGAAATGGCGGTTTCCAGCGCCGCCACCTGGCTCCGCAATTTCTCGTTCTGTTCCTCCAGCTCCGCGATCTGCGCCGCCGGCGACAGCTTTGGCGCTTTGGGGGTAAATTTCACAGCCATTACTGGAACGCTCCTTTCAGCGATTTGACATAGCCACCCTGTCCGCCCTCGCTTCGGCTGGCGGAGAGCTTGAAGTTGAAGGCCGGTCCGTTGGCCTGGACCTGATTGGTGAAAATGATGTTCCGCCCGGCCGCCACATCCGCCGTCACATCCTGCCAGACAGGCTCGGCATCCTTGGCGTTGTTGGTGGCCAGCAGCTGATAGCTGGCGTCCGCCGGGATGCCGCACAGCACGCTCATGATCGCCACCGTGATGGCCTCCTCCACCTCCAGAGGCGTCTCCAGCGTCACGGACATGCTGTGGACCGCCTTGGTGAAGGAGAGCTCCAGTGTTGAGCTGAGCCCACCCTCGTCTGTGGCGGTGATCCTCACCGTCTGGGGGCCGTTGAGGATCTGGGTGAAGAAGTAGTCCCCATCCTGGTCCTCCACATGAAAGGTCTGCTCCTGGCCCAAGGTGGGCGTGTGGGTCCGCTTGACCAGATTGCCCACCTGCTCCACCACAGTGACGGTCCCACCCTCCTCATCCGTGACGGTGTAAGGTACCGTGAACCCGGCGGATTTGGTCCCCAGGTCGCCGGACAAACTGGAGGTGATGACCGGCGGGTTGTTGTTGACCACTGTCCGGGTAGCGCTGGTGGTATAGCCGGAGTATTCTCCGTCGGCGTCGTAGGCCCGCACCCGGTAGGCCGCCGTGGCGGTCCCCTTGGGGATGGTGTCCAGATAGGACAGCCCCTCGCCGGTATAGAGGCTTGTCCAGCTCCCGCCGTCCAGCTGCCGCTCCAGCTCATAGCCCGCCAGATTGCCGTCCACGTCGCTGGAGGCGGTCCAGGTGATGGTGGTCTGGGCACCGCCCCGTGGGCTCACCGGCACGGTAATGGTGGGCGGCGCGGAGGGCGCCGAGTTGTTGACCACGTTCACCTGGGGGCCGTAGATCCAATCTGAGGAGGTGAAGCCCATGTTGTCCCGGGCCTGGACCCGGACCCGGAAGGTCTGTGTCCCCTTGGGGATGGTGTACTGCTGGCTTGCGGCGGTGGTCAGCGCCAGCTGGTTCCAGACATTGCCTCCGTCCAGGGTGTACTCGTATTGATAGCTGATGGTCCCGCCGTATGTATTGGCCCGGGGCGTGACGGTGATGGTGATTGGGACGCCGCTCTTCGGGCCGCTGGGATAGGTCACCGCTGTCGGGTCGATGTTGTCCGATCCCTGGGAGGTATACCAGTAATTTCCTTGCACGCCGTCACTGGGGTAAGAGGATTGAGAGGGGCCTGAGATTGGGCCGATAAGAGAGCCCTTCTCCTGCTGTTCCGTTATTGTTGCTCGATATTGGATAACATCTCCGGCAAAAGTTCCTGTACCTTTCTTTGCTATCGACCAGCTTCCACCGCTATTGGTGCATATGACATTAGCAGATATAGACGATGTAGGATTGTAATAGATGATTGCCCCATCCTGTACCGTTTGCGCTGATTTGCTTGGCGAAAAGATCAAACACCTGCGCGGGGGTATCGTTATGGCTTGACCGTTTTCCACCGTATAAGGGAAAGTAATAGGGTTTTCGACATAATCTTCCCAAGAATCTACCAGGGCATAGTACAGAGGATCAAACGAAGCGGCAGGTTCTCCAGAGATTGTATAAAGAATTTCTTCTTGCCCGACATCTATTTCACCAATTTTGGTCTCTTCATATTGTACAGTATTTCTTATGGTATACCTATTCCAAACATACCTAGTTGACATGTTTCATCACCCTTTCAAAAGGAGGTTTTGCCTATGAGCACCCGCTATGTGTGGGAACGCTTTAACCGTTTAGCGACCTATTCTTTATCGGAAAGAGAGGCACTTATTGGGATAATAGCATCCATAAATCCTCTATCAGTCTCAAAGCAAGGAACTGGATTTGTTGGCTCGAATGGAACGGATGGGCCTCACCTTAAGATGGAAGATTATGAAGATAAATACTTTGAGGATAAAGAACAGTACACTGTACCGGCTGGAAGATTTTTTGGTAATGAATGGACAGATCCTTCCGCTTTTTATCCTATTTTATATGCTCAAACTGATTGCGTTGTAAGAGGGGAGTCGGCAAACAGCGGATTGAGTATGTATATTAGGCTCAAATCCGGTGCCGCCTACGAAGTGGAAGCGGTTTGGGGCGCTGGGACTTCGCTTGGCACCGTCTCAGGCCCCTCTCAAGGGCCTTAGCCGGCTGCTTCTTCTCCTCCGGCTCCGCCGGGGCCAGGTACCCGTCCCGGATGAGGGGAGCTGCTACCTCATCCGGGATGTCGCGCACCTCGCCGATGGCCATACTGACCTTCCCGGCGAACCGGACGACCGCTCTCACCCGCATCATGTCCTCCGATCTCAGGTGCCGGACTTCATGACCAGCTTAGCAATCATCTGGGCGTTTTCGATCTTGGAGTCGATCTCCATCCAGCAGATGACGCCCACGGCATGCTCGTCGGCGAACTTCTCCCGCAGGACCTGGACGCTGGGATTCTCAGCCACCTTGACGGCCAGGCCTCTGGGATCCAGGTAGTAAACGGCAGCCTTGCCGGCCTCCATCTCGGGCATGCTCTGGGACACGTAGACGTCGTGGCCGAACAGGCTGTAGCCCCAGCGGGAGGTGGCATCCTTGTTGAGCAGGTAGTTGCCGTCCCCGTCCTTCAGCTTGCGGATGGCGGCCCGGGTGGCCCGGCTCATCAGCCAGATACAGCCGCTCTGGAGGCTGTCGGGGACGCTCTCCTGCAGGTCGATGAGCTCGTCGGAGGTGACGGCGGTGGACGCCGCGGCGGTCACGGTCACGGCGGCAGTAGACAGGCCGGTGATCTTGCTGGTGGTTCCGTTGATCAGCTCCTTCTCGATCCACTCCGCCGCGGCCTCCGCCATCTTGCGGATCACGTAGGAGACAATGTCGAACTTGGAGTTGTTGACCAGGGACATGGACACCTTGGTCAGGGCGCCGGCCAGGAAGCCGCCCAGGGAGATGCTGGTGAACTTGCCGGAGGTGGATGTCAGGGCGGTGAACTCCGTGGCGTAGGCCATGGTGATTTTCTGGCTGGACTCGTCGTAGCCGGGGATGGTCAGGGTCCCGCCCACGTCGTAGCGGGTGGCCATGGCGTAGAGCGGGGAGATGTCCTTGACCTTCTCGATGATCTTGTTGGCGATGCTGGTGGGGATCACCGCGCCGTTGTCGCTGGTGGTCATGTTGACCGCCTCGCGGGTCTCCACCGAAGGGGCCACGCCCCGGATGTAGCACTCGAAGGCCCGGGTCTCCAGCTCCTCCCGGCTCAGGGTCTCCTCGCTCCCGCCGGCGGCGCGGCGCTCCACCCGCCCCAGGCTGACGGCCTGGTCCGCGGCGTCCAGGGTGGCGTCGATGTTCCGCACCTCAGTCAGGATGTCGTTGTACCGGCCCTGCTCCTCCTCGTTGAAGGCCCGGGTCTCGGTCTCACAGGTCCGCACCATGGACTCCAGCTGACCCATCAGCTCGGCGCGGCGCTCGTTCAGTTTTTTCAGGTTGAAAGGCATTGCTCACACTCTCCTTTTCATCTTGTAGATCTCCACCGTCTTCTGTACGCAGAACATGGTGTCCTCGCTCTCCGGCGTAGTGGTGACGGTCTGGCTCTGTGTGGTGGTATCGGTCTGGCGGGTATACACCACGCCGTCCTCCATAGGTTCCTCCGCCCGGAACTCCACCAGCACTTCCCCGTCCTCCCGGGTCTCGATGCTGGTGGCGATGTAGGCCGGCGTCACGTCCAGGATGGACACCTCCCGCAGCTCCAGCTCGTCCACGAACCGCCGGCGGGTACCGTCCTCATCGGTCTTCCACCGGTCCCGTCTCTTGACGAAGCCGAAGGACCAGCCCCGCAGCTCCTTCCGCTCCGCCGCGGCGATGACGTCCGCGTCCGTTACGACCGCCTCGGCCAGCAGGCCGATGTTGTCCTCCCGCAGCGTAAGCGCCCCGCCGTCTGCGGTAGATCCCAGGGTCCTGCGGTGGTCCCACCGCAGCTCCACCGGGTCCCCGCTGGCCAGGGCCTTGGCGAAGGCCCCCGGCGTGATCTGCTCGATATACGGTCCCTGCTTGTCGCGCAGCACCCGGGAGTCCCGGCCCACCACGTTCACATAGCCCCGGACCTCCATGCTCTTCCTATCCGCCCGGATCTCTACCCGCATCGGGTCTCTCACCTCCTATCGTTTCCGCTTTTACCCACTCTTTGGTGTTGGGTGTGTAGATCGTCTTGGCCGCCGGGTCATAGATCACCGTGTCCAGGCCCAGCCGGATGAACTTCAGCCCCAGGGGGTTGCGGCCCTCCTCGTAGCGGACCTCATCCAGCTGCATCCAGCCGTTGCGGACCGCCACCTCGTATGCCTGGTACCGGGAGAGCATGTCCGTGGTGTCCAGCGCGTCCAAATCGAACTCGAAGGCCAGGGTCCCCTTTTCACGTTCCAGCAGGCAGGCGCGGTTGATGGCCGTCTGAAGGGCCTTGACCACCGGCCGGATGGCGAAGCGGACCGTGTTCTTCAGGTCCTCCGCTGTGGCCCCTCCCTCCAGCACCGTGGGCACGATGCGGAAGATCTTGTAGATCTCGTGGTCGTTGGTCACCTTGTTCTCGTTGAGTTGGCTGTCCACTGCCGTCTGGCTGGCATCCTGGAACTCGATGCCCTCGTTGAGCACCACCACCGTCTCCTCGGAGGTGTTGCCGTACAGCTTCCGCCAACTGTTTTTCAGCTGGGTAATCACATCAGGGGCCAGACGGTTTTTCGCCTTCAGGAAGCCCTTCTTGCTCCCGGTGCGGACCATATGGTTCTCATACAGCAGGGCGTTGAGCATGGCCTCCAACTGGGTTGGGCTCTCCGCCACCACACCCGCCCCCGTGGCTCCATCTCTGGTATTCCGCAGGACCCGCAGCACCCGGAACTCGTCATACCGGGCTCCGCCGATGTAGAACCGGACCGTCTTGTAGATGGGGTCGGCCCCGATCTCCGCGCTGACCTGCATGGGATCCACGTAGTACAGCCCCGCGATGCGGCTGCCCGCCCAGTCCACATAGGTGTAGCCATTCCCCGCCAGCAAGTAGTCCCGGGTCATGGTACACTTCCACTGAAAGGCGTCCAGCACGTCCCCCGTCTCCTGGTTGAGCAGGCGCAACCGGTAGTCATCCCGGACTTCCAGGGAGTTCTCCCCCTCCGTCCGGTACAGCCGGATGGGCAGGCTGGCCACCGTAGCGGCGATGAAGCCCACGCTGGAACTCACCGCCGGGATGTTCAGAACGGACTGCACCGTGACCGCGCAGCCCCCCAGGGCGGCCCGCAGCGCCGTGTCCAGATTCTCCTCGTTCAATACGCTCTCCGGGGCCGCCCTGGCCTCGAAGAGTCTGCTGAAAAGTCCGATGTTCCCTCACCTCCCTCAGATCACCTGGATGCCCCAGCTCATCTGGGCGTTTATGATCAAGTCCACCTGGACCAAGTAGACGGCGTCGATAAGAGCCATCACCATGTCTACCTTGCCGGCGGAGCGTTTTTTATTCACATACTTGTTCAGGTTCGTGTCTTCCGTACACCGGGCGTTCTGGAAGTTGATCTCCAGCAGCCGGTTCTCATCGTAGGTGAACTGCCGCTGCAGGACGCGCTCCCGCAGGAGCTTGGTAGGGGCGTGGAGCACGGAGGAATGCTGCCTGACCTCCACACACTCCAGCCCCGCCGCCTCCAGCTTCTGCACCGTGGAGATGGCGTTGTACCGGTCATACCCCACCTGGACGATCTCCACCCCGTACTTCTCCGGCAGGGAAAGGATGAACCGCTCCACGAAGCCGTAGTCGATGACCTCCTCCCCGCAGGCAAAGCAGCAGCCGGCGGCGATCAGCCGCTTGTAGTCCACGTCCTCCTTCGCGGTCTTGACGTCCACACGGTCCGCGGGCAGGAAGCCCCAGACCTTGGCGTATAGGGTCTCCCCCTCCACCGTCACCATGGCCACGGCGGTGTTGTCGTCGGTCTGGGCTAGGTCCAGCCCCAGCCACACGCGCCGGCCCCGCCAAAACGCCGGGTCCTCCCTCCGCCTGCACCGGGTGACCTTCTGGACGTCGATGTAGCCCTCCACGCCCAGCCCCTTGTACATGATGTTGCAGTGCTTACAGAGGAAATTCTCCCGCTTGTTCTCATACAGAACCGCCATGCTCCGCAGGTCCCGGATGGAGCGGAACACCTCCCAGTTGTTCACCGCCACGGGGTTTGCCTGGTAGATCACCAGGTCGGTCGTCTCCCACGCCTTCCTCAGCTCGTCGTCTGGCTCGTAGAGCAGGGCGAACACGCTCTCCCGGTCCAGCACGCCGTCCAGAAACTTCTTGGCCCCGTCGATCTCGTCGATGAGCACATTGTTGTCGTTGGGGTACTGGGTGGAGATGATGATCCCCAGCTTGTTCACCAGGGTGATCTGGGAGGAGCGCATAGCCTCTACCGGGTAGCTGTCCAGCGCCCCCGCCTCATCCGCCAGGAAGATATTGGCCAGGCGCCCGTCCATGCCGTCGTTGGAGTAGGCCAGGGGCGTGTACTCGATCTCGTTGAGCAGGCAGGTGATCATGTCCCGGTTAACCTTGAAGTGCTTGACCAGGGCCGGCGAGACCTTGATGATCTTCCGCACCGCCAGGCGCAGCTCCGAGGACAGCTTGTAGTCCGGGGCCACGGAGAAAAACCGGGAGAACCGGGGCTCCGTCAGCATCCCCAGGATAAAGATGACCGCGCTGTTGAAGGTCTTGAAGTTTTTCCGGGCGATCTCCAGCAGGGCCGTCTGGTAGAACCGCCGCCCGTCCTCCCTACGAAGGGTGCAAAACACCGCTGTGATCAAGAACCAGGCGTAGTCCTCCAGTCCGTCGTACATGGGGCACTGCAAGTCTGGGTGGACCATCAGCCGCAGCAGCTTTCCGATACGGCGATACTCCCGCTCGCTGACGAAGGCCTCCTTGTGCCGCCCCTCCGCGATCTTCAGCCAGGCCTTGGCCTGGAGCTTCACATACCGGCCCACCTTCCGGTTTCCCCGTCCGACGCACCACCGGGCGTACTGATACGCCCGGCTAGTCTTGATCGTCATCCTGCAACGCCTCCAGCAGGGGATCCTTCTTCTCCCTGGCCTTCTGCGCCGCCAGGCCACCCAGCTTGGCCCGGGCCTGGGGCGACAGGCACAGCTCGTTACACCCCCGCCACAGGTCGCTCTGGTACTTGGCCCGGCTGTTCTGCAGCGCCGTGCTCAGGAGCAGCCGCGGGTCCTCGTCGATCATCCGGTTGATGGACCGCAGCCGGTCGATGGCCACAGCGGTGCTCTCCAGCACGAACACGTCCAGCCGACCCAGGATCTCCCCGGCGGTCAGACCGTCCACGATGAACTGGAAGATCTCCCGCTGTTCTACCGTCAATCCCTCCGGCGGCTCCGGCGACACCGCCGCCCCCCGGACCTTGTCCTCCACGGCGACCCGGGCGGCGGCCTCGTCGCTGGCGATGACCCCAGTTTTCACTTTTACCGACTTTGCCGGTCTCGCCACGGCGCAAAACTCCTTTCGGGGAATACCCCATTTCTAAGCTCCGGCCCGCCCCGAGGCCGCTTGTCAGTCTTGGCGAACCTGGCCCTGGCGGCCGATACCCCACCGGGGGACCCCGGCTGCAAGTCCGTGGAGATACTCCCGCGGGATCTCCCCCGCCTCCGCCATCTCATGGTGCCGCCAGCAGAGGGTCACCAGGTTGTCGTCCTCCAGCCGCAGGTCAAAGCTTTCTTCCAACGGCTCGATATGGTGGACGGACAGGTCCTGGTTCAGGCCCGGTATGCCGAACACGCCATACATTCCATCGTTGCACGCCCGGCAGAGGTGAAAGTCTCTCTGGACAACGCGGTCACGTTTCTTCTGCCACGACCAGCTCTTGCGGAATAGGGCAGCACGGCTGGGCTTGACCTTCCCTCGTGTCGGCTTCTTCTGGCATGTCTCCCCGCTGGGATGAATCAGCCCGCAATACGGGCATGACCGCAGCATGGGCTTCACTTCCTGTCGCGTTGATTTCCAATATCCACCCTGGGACACATCGTTGAGAGGTGCGGGCGGTGTTGTTGTCGTGGCCGGTCATAGCGACCACGCTTCCGCCTCTATGACTGGCGGGCGTCCTGTCCCTTCTCCGGGGCCGTCAGACGCTGTAGGCTTCCCGGTATAGTGTCTCTCCACAGTCTCTGCCGCGTGGAGGGTGCGACCCTCCGGCCCGGATCGTGGGCTGGCTCAGCCGCGCGGCAAATCCAGTTGCCCCGATACTGCTGCCGCCTCGGGGCCACGGCGGCTCAGGAGGAAACCGACCATGCGAAAGAGCGTGGGAAACCCCCACGCTCTCAGTGTGACATACTTTGAAGACGCCGCGCCCCCATTTGGGGGCAGACATAAAATTTATTTTCGCCCACAGAGATAATCCAGGCTGACCTCGAAAAACTCGGCGATCCGGGTGGCGGTCTCGATATCCGGGACGCGCTCTCCCCTCTCGTAGCGCGACACCATGTTTTTGGAGATCCCGCAGCACTCGGACAGCGCCCGCCGGTTCATCCCGCGCCGCTCCCGCAGCCTCCGCAGCCGCTCAGGGAATTTTTCCACGCCTACGCTCCTCCCTTGACAAGCACCGCTCGCCCTCCCGCCGCCGGCTCCGCCCGGTGTCGAACATGTAGTGGCA